ACCAGGTAATGACCCGTCAGCATTTCTTTTACAAAGTAAAACCTTATTGTCACATCTAACAATTACTCCTCCGTATTTGTTCATATTATACTCTTTTAGATATTTATAAATATGACTATAACTATAGGTGAAAATAAAATAAGTGTCAAACTTTGTGTAACAAAAGAAGCAATTACCAAAGGAATGCAAGGTCAACGTTTCAACGAGGACTTCCAAGGTATGTATTTTCTTATGCCAACCAAAGGTGAACAATCATTTTGGATGTACGATTGTGTCATTCCATTAGATATTATCTTTATCAATAATGATGAAGTTGATACCATCCACGAAAACTGTCCTATCTGTACAGATGAGTTGGAATGTGAATCCTATAAAGGTTATGGTGACAAAATATTGGAACTACCAGCTGGTATGTCGAAACAGTTGGACATAAAAAAAGGAGACATCGTCTCCTTCTCATTATTCTGATTTACTTCCGTCAATCTTTTCTCTCAGCTTTCTGTAGAACTCCTGTCCTATCATCTTTGAGAACTTAACATATGGTGCATCACCACTGTCTTTATTGTATTTGTATTTTCCTTGAGGTGGTCTCTTACTTCTACCAAAATAATTCAACGCTGAAATGTTTGTGATACATTTGTGTCCACCTGAGTTTGCTTGAATCATCTCCCAAGCAGGTACACCCAACTTATCCAACAACGCCATTTCATCTTCACTCAATTCACTGAAAGACTTATCCATAACCTGTTTTAGGTTTTCCATATATGCATCACCACCTTCCATACTTCTAATCTTATCACCATAGAATGCTTCCAAATCAGCATTTGTAAAACCTACAGATTCAGAACCAAAGTCTTTAGCAGATTCTGAAATCCATTTGATTGTCGATAAAGGAATGATTTTCTCTCTTAACTTCGCTTCCCACTTACCCAATACTTCTTGAGCAATCTCACCTAAGTTTACACCTTTGAGCTCTCTCTCTTTCTTGAATGGGTTACATGACGCTTGAACCAATCCCATCGGCCAAACCGTAATTAAGAAGTCAGCATCAGGATGTAGTTTGAATGGTGTGTATCTATCGTATGAACCTGGTTTGAACATTCTACCACCACCGTACTGATAGATGATACCGTCTTGGTAATTTAGATTAGGGTCCTCACTTCTTTGTTTTACGTAATCTTCTTGGTTACCAGCCATCATCGCAGCGGATGCATAATTTTCTCTGTCAGCGATTCTTCTGATGTTTTGGAAGATATTCAATAATGATGGTTTTGATGTCATCACCAACTCCTCCATAAAACCTGGTTTGTTCTTATACGCCAACATCAATTTGTTTGTTGCCAACCCCAAAGCCATTCTGTTTTTCTGTAAAGACTTATCCTTATCCAAACGGAAGATGAAGTTCATAATGTCTTGTGGTTCCAAACCATACTTAGCAAAGTCAGCAGAATCCACAGTAGAAATCAATGTGATATCCTCAGAAGGGAAGATGTCCTTTGGTGACATAACATCAGATATTGTAGCAACATTAGAACGTGATGGTCTGAATGACGTTGCCGTATCACCTTCAACACCACTTTGACTGTCGTGGTGGTCAGTGTGAATAACGAACATCGGCTTACCGTGAGCAAAGTCAACCAACACCGGCATCGTATCACCTGTAGCATCTTGCTTCTTAACTGCAAACTCCTTATCACCGTATTGAATAATCTCAGCATCAACCACTTTGATACCGTTATCTTCCAAATAGTTCTTCATCGCTAAGGCTGTAGTCACACCATCTAAATCTTGGTGGAAGTAAATTTTTGCCTTTGGGTATCTCTTGGCTAACTCACCAATATTACGTAAACCCGATTCTTTAATTAATTGTTTCATATTAGTCCCATGAAGCAGAAACTCTAATTCCACCCTTACCTTTAGTATCAACACTATAGTGCATCTTATCATCAGTAACGGAATGGAAACCTAATTCCCCACCACCACTTAAATCAATAAAGTCTTTAGACTTGAATTGTTTACCTGGTAAATTATCTGAACTACCCGCAACTTTTGCACCATCAAATGCTCTCATAATAACCCACTTATGTTCTGGGTCCATAAGATATTCATTCTCTTTAGTAAAATCTTTGGGTACTAAATTTTCTCTTTTTGCAATATCTACAAGGGAACCCTTCATAGACTTACCACTATCTTGTTCTGTTAAATATTGATTTTTGGTCGCACTAACGTGCATTCCTAAGATTCTTTGTTTTTCACTTTCGTTAATTCTATATGGTCTCATAATAAAAACATTTAACTATAAATATACTAATAAAGAAAAAACCCCTTATTTAGGGGTTTTACTTAAAAGTGATATGGAACAGGCCAAAATGTTATCAAACCAAGCCCTTTCAGGTCCTTCTAATTGGTCTTTATCGAACCATACAACTTCATTGTCTGTGGTGGTAATGATTAATGTTTCTTTATCTATTACTTTAATGTTTTGAATGCTCATCTACTACGATTTCTAATTGCTGTTGGTTTAGTTTATACTCTTTGAGTCTTTCCTTAGCAACCTTTACATAGTTTTGTGAGATGTCACAACCCAACCACGGTCTTCCCAACATCTCGGCAGCTAAACATGTAGTACCAGAACCATTGAATGGGTCAAACACCAGGTCCTCTTTGTAGGATAAGATTTTGATTGCTCTATATGGAATGTCCAATGAGAATGTTGCTTTGGTCTTTTGTTGTGTATCAGCAAAGTAGTTCCATTGACCGAAGACCAACGACATAAAGTCTTTTTTATCTTTCTCATCATAGACCAACTTCTTTCTGAACTCACCCTCAATCTTTTCGTTGGGTACCATCTGATACTCACCTTCCCATTGAGGAGTTCCTTTCACCTGTTTCTTTGGTAAGTTCTTATATGCAAGAATCACACACTCCTTTGGATTGTATATGTATGGTGCAGATGGACTCATCCAACTTCCCCACGCAGTTGTCTTACTTCTATGTGGTGAACTCTCCTCCAAATCTACTATTCCGAAGAACCCAAAACCCAGCTGTTTCATCACCTGCCAAACCTCTGACGAGAAATAAATACGACCACCTTTCTTCTGACGGTTAATTTCATAAGGAATGTTCACCGCAATACGACCATCATCTCTTAGGACTCTGTACGCAGCACTCAACCACTCACGAGTAAATCTCATATACTCATCAAAGTATTTATCATCGTCCCAACTGTCATAGTCAATACCCACACCATAAGGTGGTGAGGTAACAATCAAGTCAACCGACTTCTCTGGCATTTCATTCATAAACTTCACCGTATCTGAACAGTGAATATCCCCAATTAATTCTTTCATTTCTTTCATTCTCCTTTGTTAAAAAACCCAATCAAAAATACTACCAATGATAAAGGCCATAATACAATGACAAACAATCGTTCGCCACCAGTAAATCTTTGGTCCGTCACCTTATCAACCAATGTTTCTAACACAAGTCCAGTGACTGCACCTATTAAAAGATATTTCATTAAAAACGACAACATTATTCCATCGTTTTAATTCTTCTCTCCAAATACCATAACGCTTTTTTCATGTCTTGTAAAGGTGGATTACCATCTTTCTTACCACTTCTAACGATATATTTTAGTACGTTGAACAGATAGGCATCTTTATCCAATCCTGTTGCCTCAGCAATCTTAACAACCTCATAAGGGTTCTCTTCCCCACCGTAATGGTCGGGGTGATTTACCATCTCCTTATTCATCTTAAACTTGATTTTTTAGTTTGTAGTAACCATTAAACTTCACTTCCTCAAATATTCCCATATCAATACCCCTATTAATCACTTCTTGTGTTTCTTCAATAGTCTTTTTAAGGATGTATTTAGCCAAATAAGTAATGTGAATTGGTTGTCTCATCTTTGGAGCTAAAAGTTCAAAATCGGATTTTTGTTTTCTCATGTTTCTTTTATTTATAATTATTCTTCTATTTTCCAGTTGTCATAAGGAATCATCTCCCTCGGGTGTTCTTTGAAGAATGATGAATGTATATAAGTCTCAGGATTATTCTCCTTTCTGTCCATATATGCACCCCAAAAAGATAATGTCGAATTTGATAATACATGTTTATCACATCGTGACATCAATTCCATACAAATATAAGGGTCATCATCGATAAAACGTAATTGTGACCTACGAATTGGTGAATTTGTATAAAATATTTTTTGAGCTGCCTTCAAATTGTCAGAGAAAATAAGAACGTTATCATACTTACTCTCCACCAATGAGTCCACTTTTTCGAGTACCCACTCCATTGGTACTTTTTCAACAGGCATGAAATCCGTATCATTACCCAGTCTCAAATGAACCGATATTGTCTTATTTTGAAATAAGTTTCCATAGTGATAATACATCCAATCCCTTAGTTCCTCATCTAAAGTGAACATATCTAAAAGGTAATCCCTATTGTGGTGCCAGTATCGGTAATTAAAGAAATAACCCTGTACAATAAAAGGTGGTGCTTGACCCTGAGCAATGTCAACGAACAGACCTGACTTACCAGTATCTAATTCATATGCAAAATCCTGATTAAACCACCATTGATACGCATTTGGTCTTGTATTGAACCACGGTAACTTTGGATACACTTCACCCAACGATACTGGTCGGTCTTGTAATATATGTCCACCCCACGGTTCAAAGTGATGATTACGAGCAAACTTATTTAACCTATGTGACCATCGTGAACTTTCAGATTGATGAGTAGTCCAATACCCAATGAGAGGTCTAAGGTTATTGTCTTTAGCATATGAAAGAATAGTTGAAACCTGAAACATCATATTACCTAAACCACCAGCCAATACAACAGAAATTGTATCGTCTGTGATTTCAATGTTTATTGGTTTCCTAAGTATACCTTTTGGATGGTATAGTGAAGGGTCTGAAAAATTAATCTTCTCCATACTCTAACATTTCTAT